TCAGCAATTCTTCAAATATATGTTTATATGTCTTCATTCAAAAGGTTTCCTTCTTAACACCTGTTGCACGTTCACGGCTTTCGCCCTACTAGCACAACCCTTTCTTCGGTTTAACTTTCGCCAAGTGGCGCGGAATATCGTGTGCATTAGGTTGTTGTCCCATGATTGTTAAGAGTGAGAGCCGCCGATGTTCCAATTCGCATTCGAAGCAGTGTTGTTCAAGTTGACGTAAGCACCGCAGTTCGCGCCGTTGTTGGTGTTACCGCCGACAAGCGCGACCGCAACGCAGAAGCATCGGAAGGCGCACACAATATCCCTATTATTTAATTTTTCTTTTTACTTACACTTCAAGGGGGGGGATTGCTCCCCCTGTCCCCCTGTGCGGCTATGCCGCCAAAGGTTCTTCGCAAGAAGGCGAGCCGCCGACGCGCCAATCCGCACCCGAAGCAGCGCCGCCCAAGTCGACGTAAGCACCGCAGGACGCGCCGCTGCTGGCGCCACCGCCGACAAGCGCGACCGCAACGATCGTCACGTTGATCCAGTAATAACAACAACGATATGTCGAAGCACTGCCGCCGACAGATTTGACAAATCGTCCATAGCGCGTCATCAATGTGTCTTTCTGCCATCCTTCTGTCTTGCACGCTGTTCCGACTTTTATGTAGTCTTTTCCTGTCAGGTTATAAGGCGGCGACATCTTCACTTTGATTGTTCCGTTGTCGCAGATATAGCCCACAAGTCTGTCCCAGCGGTTTCCCCATGGCTTTTCGCAATAGAACACTTTCACTTCATGTGTTCCGTCATTATAGCCGAAGAACTGCCCTTTTGTGTCCAGTGTTCCTGTCACAACTTTTCCGTAGTCTTTTGATGAATCATTGACATATGTGCTACATACGCCCTGACCGAACTTCGCCTGAAAGTTTTCGGACTTACTGATCAATGTCAGAAGGCTTTCGATCAGGTTTCTTCTGCTCCATGAGATAATCGTCCAGCCTGTTCCGTTTGCTGCTGCCCTGCTGATCTCTGTCTGCGCGTTCGTGTTGCAGTCCAGTTTCTTCCCTGACAAGCTGCGAAGTTTCGCGCCGTCATAGCTGCCGCCGTACATAGGCATGTACATATGATCTGCAATGCTTCCATCTTCTCTTGTGTATGCATCTGCGTTGTAGTTGCTGTCAACTCTTGTGTCAGATACGATGGTATATTCATAGTTTCCGACTTCGTACTGACACAGCCATATTAAAGGAAATTCAGACATCGCATTCAGTGTCGTTGATGCGTCCCCGACATCGGATGCAGTGCCGTCCAGCTTCTTTGAATGGTCTGTGTGGTTTAATTCATACGCAACTGTTCTGTCTGCCTTCAGCATGACTGGTCTGTTCTGCTTAATGAAGAACACTTCGCCCCATGAACCGAAGTCAAATGATCCGTCTGTGAAGTTCATCTTTGCTGGCGTGAATCCTGCTGCATCATACAGATATGTGATGCGCGTGTCGGGATTGCTGTCAGCCTTGTTGATCTTGATTCCATATCGCTTGACATTGCTGAATTTTCCATCTTTATCCTGAAGCTGTGCCAGTATTCCTGTTGTGTCAGCCTTCACAGCGTCAAGCGTTTCTTTGTCTGCTACATAAAGCCTTGCCATTTCTTTTTCCTCCTGTTATGTTGTTTCCTCTAAGTACACAAGCCCTGCTTCAACACCGATCGTGTACTTCTTCCCTGTTGCAGAATCCGACATTGAATTGATTCCCTTCTGGATGTCCTTGCAAGCTGCCGCGCCTGCCTGTGCTGCCGCTGCCTGCTGCTGTGCCGACTGTGCTGCTGCGTTCGCGGCTGATGTCGCCTGCTGCATATTGTTGTTGAAGTTCCGAATCGTGTTGTACATCGTTTCAAGTGTCGGCGTATCAACGACCGCTGGAAGATCAAGAAACTTGTCTTTTCCGTTTCCGATCCTCAATATGTACTTGCCCGATGTTGTTTCTTCAACGCCCCATTCATTCACTTCAAGGATGCGCCCTGAAGCCTTCCAGTTCGCTGTTGTGTCCTTCTTTGGTTTGACTGTCCATGTTGCCATCGTGTTTCCTCCTTCCTACACTGTGCCTGCATCCGCTTCGCATTCTTCTGCTGTGAACGCTGTGCCGCCGTCACAGGTCATCGGATCAATGCTGAACGCTGTGCCGCCGTCAATCGTGCTTCCGACTGCCCCCTTGATGTCCAGCATCTTTTCATACATCTTCTGCAATTCTTCCTGTGACTTGTATGTTGCTTCAGCGCGTGCCGCCGCTGTATTCGCTGCGCCTGCTGCCGTATTTGCTGAAGAAGCTGCGTTGTTTGCTGCTCCTGTCGCTTCCTGCATGATCTGAAGCTGCTGTTGTCTTGCTGTTTCAGCAGTTTCCCTGTCCTGTTCGCTTTTCTTCCTTCGTGCTTCAGCATTGATCCTGTCAACCTCTGCCGATGCTCTGGCAGCTTCAGCAACCTTCATCGCTGCTTCAACTGACAAGATGTCATTCTTTGTTGAAACGATGTTGTCGATGTACTGCTGTACTTTCTTTTCCAGTGCTGTGATCTCATTGCAGCTTTCAATCGCAGCATCATTCCTGTTTGTTTCTTCAATCTCAATCGTGAACGCCTGTGAAGATAACACATACACGTTTTGTGCGTCCCTGATCTCAATGTCGCAGTGTGCTGTTCCTGCTGCCGCAAGTGCCTGATTTGTCAGCTCGACCATGACTTTGTTGTCGGTCACTGTGCATTCGTTATAACAAAAGTGTTTGTCTGGCTTTTTGATGTTCGCAATAACGATGTACCCTGTCGGGATCGTGAACACCTTGCCATTGTTTGTCAGCGCGATCCTGATGAATCGTGTGCGCTTGTCGCCCTGCTTCGCTGACGCCATATACAAGCGTTCATCGCCTGTCAGTTCCAGTGTTATGTCAGTTATTAGCTGCATCGCCATTGTCGCCCCCTCCTTCCTGATCGGTGTCAGGTTCGGTCTTCAATGTCTTCTTTGATGCTGCCTTCGCTTTTTCAAGTTCTTCCTTCAGCTGCTTGATTTCCTGTTGTGCATCGTTCACTTCTTTGTTGTATGCGTTCAGCAGTTCCATCTTTGATTGTGACTTCACTTCAGACAGTATGTCAGCCAGCACGCCTTCCATGACTGTCGCTGACAGATCGTGTTCTGTGCTGATTGTTGCCATTGCGTTCAGGATTTCCCCTTTCGCGCAAGCAATTCTTTGTTCGATCGGTTTCATGTGCCATCCTCCTGTTATTCCAGCGCAGCTTCCTGATATGCAAGTATCAAGTCCAGCTTTGAATCCATCTGCGCAAGCATCGTGTTTTTGATCTGCTGTTCCTTTGTTTCTGTTTCTTCTTCTGTGATTCCTCTTTCGCCTTCAGGCAGATCAAGGATCATTTCTTTTGTTTCTGTCTTTGTATCTTCTTCAATTATGATTTCTTTGCTCATTATATATTCGCGCTCCCTTGTGGTACTGCTGTAATCATTCCACCTCTGACACTGATTGATGATGTCGTCCAGCCGACTGTTCCGTTTCCGTTGTCGTGAATTTCTGTCACTATCGGTATGCTTTTACCATCTGCCACGCCGTAGCCGTTTATATTGACATCGTGAAGATCAACATTGTACATGTCGAACCAATGACCATAAAAGTCGCATCCCAGATGGATGCCGTACTGGTCATATATACTATTCGCGCGTGAGAAGCACAGCATTGTTGTGTATGATCCTGCGCTCTGTGACTTCATCTGCGCAAATGCCATGTATTTTCCCTGATAGTCCAGATCGAACACAAGCCCTTTGTGCGCGTTGTTCCCCGACCATTCGTTTGTCCCTATTTTCCCGACATAATACCCATCACGATAGAAATGATTTCCTCGTTCGTCAAATACTGCTCTTTTTTCTGCTGCCGTCACATCGCCGTTGTAGATTGCAAGCTGACCATATTCCAGCTGAATGTATTTGCTGTTATTATTCCAAGCCACACGCACGTTGTAGGCGTTCTGTGTGATCTTTGTTCCGAACTCCGAATTGTTGACCTTCTTGTTGACTTCAGTCGTGATGCTGTCGGCTTGTAATTTGATAGCCGCGTTCATTTCCTTTGTCGTTGAATACTCTTTCAGCTTTTTATCGGTTTCATCGTTCGCATTTTCTTCAGCCGTGTCCGCTGCTGACTGTGCCAGTTCGTTTGCACTCTTAATCTTCTCTGTGACTGTCGTCTTCGTTTCATAGGTCTTTGAAACTGAAAGATCAATCGCTTCAGCCTGCACCTTGATAGCCGCGTTCATTTCCTCTGTTGTTGAATACAATGTCAGTTTTTCGTCCGTCAGGTCATTCACGCTTTTAATTTTTTCAGTGACGCTGGTCTTTGTTTCATACACCTTCGACACTTCCAGATCAATTTCTTCTGCCTTCAGGTTGATTGCAGCCTGCATCTGTTCTGTCGTGCTGTATTCCGTCAGTTTTTCATCGGTCAGATCGTTCACACTCTTGATCTTCTGGTCAACAATGGTCTTTGTTTCATAGGTCTTTGACACGCCCAGTTTGATTTCTTCCTTCGATGCTGTTATGTGCGTTTCAACCTCTGTCTTCGTGTAATATCCATCTTCAAGAACTTTCTTCGCGCTGCTGTTAGCGATCTTGATTGCTTCTGACTTCGCCTGATCTGTTGCTTCCTGCTGTACTTCAGCAAATGTCTTTGTTGCATTCGACAGTTCAACAGTGTTGCTTCGCGGTGCTTCAGGGTATTCCGTCAGCTTCACAATCCGCTGTTTTTCCTTCGTGCGTGTCTTCTTGCTGATCATCCAGACTGTATCGCCAATGTCAAAATCAAACACGCTGCTGTACTTCTCTGACTGTCTTGCAAGGTCAATCACATCTGCTGTGTAGGCGACATACGGCTTTGACATTTCATCCAGTTTCGCGATGCCATCTTCGATCAGACTTGTCGTGTTTGTGTATCGTTCATCACTCCACACATATGTCTTGATCTTGCTGCTGTATTGATAATTTTCAAGATACGGCTTTCCCAGCCATTCGATTCCGATTCCGTCTTTCCCTAAAGGGATCAGTCGCGTATAAAAATCATATGTGTCTGAAGTCACTGTCAGTTTCTTCAGGTTCAATCCTTCGATGAAGTATCGTCCGCGGTCTGCTCCAATCTGTTCATATATGTCGATCGTCTTTGTCAGACTATTGATCTTGCATTCCACGCGATACGTTGACAAGCAGTCCTGAAGAACTTTCCATGCATTCGTTTCTTCGTCTTTGTTGATTGTTCTTTTCTTTGTGATCTGGCATGTGCCGACCTTCCAGCCTGTTCCTTCAAAAGCAAATTCAAGACATGCCCTGATCGTCTGTTCCTTGCTTTCAAATCCATAAGGGAACACAGCCCCTTCAAGTTCTTCGACATTCAACTGCGCTGTGTATTCATTGAACTGTGTGCCTGTCTTTCTTTTCCTGATGACGTATTCGTCTTCTTTCGTCCTGATGTAGTATTCTTCTTTCAGAAGGTCAACTTGCTTTCCGTCCGAAGGATATTTGAAAATCAATTCCTTGTCGCCAGAATTAAGTGTCTTCACAATCTTTCTGTCTTTGAAGCCCTTCAGGATTCCGACACGTTCTTTTTTGTCATTAAAAATCTGCATCTGTCATCCTCCTAAATCCACATAGGTTTGTACCTGATCCGAACGATCGCGTCTGTATTGGAAAACTTCAAGACTGTCTGTGCTTGTGTGATTGCTGGAAATTTCCACAAATCAACACTCGCAAATGCATCTGCGCCATTGTTTGTGATGCGTCCTTCTTCTCCGTCAATGATGATAGTCTGTCCTGCTGCCAGCTGTTCCACGATGATGTCATCTTCAAAGCCACTTATCTTGTAATTCTTCAATGTCTTCTTTGCGTACACTTCAATGATTGCTGGTGCTTTTCGTGTCCCTTGTCGGTCAATCGTTGTCTGTGCGATTCCGTCATATTCCAGCTTCAGTTCATCGTCAAAAAAATAGCCTTCCAGTTTGATGTTCAGCTTGTATCTGGTTTTCACTTTCATTTTTGAATAGTCACTGCTTGCTGTGTATGCCTTGAACTTTCCTTTGTAGCCATCGACTTCAACAACGCTTGACTTCGTGAAATTTTCCAAAAATGCCGACATCGACCTGATCAGGCTGTTTCTATCCTTGCCCCTGAAGTACATGCACAACTTCAGCTGTCCCAGTTTCCATATCTGTTTCAAATTCTGTCGGAAGAAATGCGCCTGTTACAATCTCATAATCGACAGCAAGCGAAGGTGGCAGCACTTCGGCTGTCAGCTGCTTCGCGTTGTATTTTCTTGCGTCAATGCCATTCACTTTCATGCTGCCTTACCTTCCTTTCCTTTTATCTTCCACAAGCTGTTCATCCACTTTCGTGTATGTCTTGCTTGCCACTTCTTCGCCGTCAATGTATGTATGATTTTCAACCTTCACATTCGTTCCTGACTCTATATTCTTCAGCTTTTCATCAAGTATTGAGTTCAATTCCTGATAGAATGGTTTTAGCGGAAGAATAGCTTCGCCGCCTGTTTCTGGTTCGCCGCCAGCAAGCAGCTTGTTTCCGTTCATTCCGAAGATCATTGAATCGTTCATAATACCGCCGTTTTTGTACCAGTCTATTGAAAAGTGTGGTACTGATGGAGGATTCAGGCTGAAGCTTCCTGTGATCTTCGGGTGTGGTAATTTCAGTTTTGGAAGTGACCATGTGAAGTTGAATTTCGACTTGATCGCTTCGATTGCATTGTGTACAGCGTTTTTCGCAGCGTTGATCGGTGTTGTTATTGCGTTCTTGATTGCATTCCAGACCGATGTTGCTGTTGATTTTATGCTGTTGAACACGTTGCTGACTGTTGATTTTAATGTGTTGAACACGTTGCTGACTGTGTTCTTGATGCTGTTCACAACATTGCTGATCGTGCTGCTGATGCTGTTCCAGATTGATGTCACTGTTGACTTCACGCTGTTGAATATGTTGCTGACTGTCGTCTTGACCGCATTGAACACATTCGTGATCGTGTTCTTGATGCTGTTCACAACATTTGAAACTGTCGTGCTGATTGCTGTCCACACTGTCGTGAATACACCGCTGACCGCGTTCCATACTGTCGTGATAATATTTTGGATCGTCTGCAATGTCGTCTGTATCTTCGTGCTGATCGTGTTCCAGACATTCGACACTGTCGTGCTGATTGCTGTCCACACTGTCGTGAATACACCGCTGACCGCGTTCCATACTGTCGTGATGATATTCTGTACAAACGTGATTGCTGTCTGTATCTTCGTACTGATTGCATCCCAGACTGAAATGATTGTATCTTTGCAGTTCTCCCAGATAAATCGGAACGGAACTGTCAAGATTTCAAATGCTGCGCTGAAGAACTCTGCAATCGCCATAATAACGACTGTGATCACGTTCTTGATTGTTTCAAAGACTGTTGATACAAAGTCCCTGATTGTCGTGAATATGTTGCTGACTGTGTTCCAGATTCCTGTCAGTACATCTGAAATTGTCGTGCTGACTGCTGTCCATGCTGTTGTTACTGCGTTCTTTATTCCGTCAAGTATGCCTGTGAAGAACGATACAATGCCGTTCCAGATGTTTTCAAAGGTTGTCTTGATGCTATTCCATACTTCATCCCATGAAGTACCAAATAAGCCCAGAAAAGCGTCAGCAACGCCCTTGATTGTGTTCAGAATATTGCTGATATATTCCTTCAGCCCATTCCATACGCTTTCAAATATTCCTTTTACTGCGTCCCAAGCCCCTGACCAGTCGCCTGTGAATAACGACACGAACAAATCAAACACGCCTGTGATCACATTCAGCGTTGTTTCAATGACATTTGCGATATTATTGAACACGCCTTCGATGATCGGTGCTAACAAATTGCAGAAGCCTTCCCAGATTGCCTTGACCACTTCCCCGAAGTTTTCAAAATCAAAGCCCAGCGAATTAAGCTTGTCAGTGATGTGCTGTCCGAACTCTGTGAACACTGTTTTGATTCTGTCCCAGATTTCCGTGATCTTGTTCCTGAAGTCTTCGTTCGTGTTCCACAGCGTCACTATGACTGCCGTGATTGCTGCGATCGCAGCGACCGCAATTCCGACTGGCGATGTGATCGCCGCAAGCGCGCCTTTCAGGACAGCCATGCCGCCTGTTGCTCCTGACGCTGTTGTTCCCATTGCCGCCAGCTTGCCAACAACTTTTCCGATCCCTGATGATAGCTGTCCAGATACGCTGATAGCTTTTCCGACTATCGTCAGCAAAGGACCGATCGCAGCCACAACGCCTGCAATTTTCAGGATCGTTTCTTGCTGCTGTGGGCTTAATGCTGCGAACTTGTCTGCAAGTTCTCCAATCTTCGCCACTGCCTTTTCCATGAATGGAAGCAGTGCATTTCCCACAGTTATTCCAATATCTTCCAGCTTCGACTTCAGCTGTGTCAGTCTTCCCAGCAAATTGTCCTGCATTGTTGCCGCCATGTCTGATGCAGTGCCGTCACAATTCTGTAATGCTTCAGCATAGTCACTGAAGGACATTCCGCTTGCAATCGCTTCATCTGACAAGCCAGACATGATTGTTTGCAATGCTGAAAACTGGTTCGTTCCTGCGATTGTCTTTGCAAGGTTCGCTTGCTGTTCGTCTGTCAGGTTATTCCATACGCCGCGCACTCCTGTCAGTATGCTTGACAGGCTGTTCATGTTGCCCTGCGCATCGTACACTTCAACACCATACTTCGCCAGTTCGGTTGCACAGCCTTTTGTATCTGTCGCAAGTCTTGTCATAATAGCGTTCAGGGCTGTTCCTGCTTCGCCGCCTTTAACGCCAGCGTTCGCCATTGTCATCAAGACTGCTGTTGTTTCTTCCACCGAATATCCCATTGAAGCAGCTGTCGCAGCGCAGTTTTTATATGCTTCTCCAAGTGCTTCGGTTGTTGTGCTTGAATGGCTCATTGCATAAGCCATTTCGTCTGCGAATTTTCCTGCGTCCTTTGCCGATAGCCCGAACGCTGTCAGATAGTCTGTGACGATGTCTGAAGCTGTTCCCAAGTCCATCGCGGATGCTGCTGCCAGATTCAAGATGCCGCCAATGCCTTCCAGCATGTCATCCGTCTTCCAGCCTGCAAGTGCCATATATTCAAACGCTTCGCCTGCTTCGGTTGCTGAATACTTTGTATCACGCCCCCACTGACGCGCTGATTCTGTCAGCTTGTCAGTTTCTTCTGCTGTTGCTCCGCTGATTGCCTGCACTTTTGACATCTGCTGTTCAAAGTTTGCTGCAACTGTTACCGATGCCGCTGCCACGCCGCCGATCGCGGTTGTGACCTTCATCATGTGCTGTCCTGCTGTTTGCACTGCCTGTCCGACTTTTCCAGCCTTTTCCGCGTATTCATCGAACTTCTGGCGCGCAAGTTCCGCATTGACATCACGAAGCTGCACTTCCATGTTCGCAAGGTCAGCTTCAGCCTGTGTGACTGCTGCCCCCTGCTTCTTGACTGCTGCTTCATACTTTGTTGTTTGTGCTTCGGTTGTTGCCAGCTGCTTTTCCGCTTTGTCCAGTTCTGTTTTTAATTTCTTTGTTTCTTCTGAATTTTCGCCAGTCGCTTCCTTGCTTTCCTCATAGGCTCTTGACAGTTCTGCGACTTTTGTCTTCAGTTCTTCGCTTTTTTTCTTGTTGTTGTCCAGTCGTGTTGTCAGTGTTTCATAATGTGTTTTACAATCCGCGACTTTCGTCTTCTGGACATCCATTTTCTGTGTAAGTTCGCTGATCTTCGCCTTTAACGCGTCAGATTTCGTGCCGTACAGTTTGGCGTTTGCAGCAGCAAGACTGTACTGTGACGACAGTTCTTTCATGCTTGCGACCGCCGCTTTCATCGCCGACTGATATTCTGACATTGAAGCACCGATCTTGATTGATGCCTGCGCCATATATGCACGTTCCTTTCATCACTTTTCGTTGATGGTCTTGATCTCGAACGCCACATGATCCAAAAGGCTCATAATATCCGACTTCATAACATTTGAAAGTGAATCGTTCAGCCCTTTTATACACAGCTTTACAACCCTGTCCACATTGTCGCGGCACACTTTCCAGATGTTTTCATCGTCCAGCTGCTTTTCAGCTTCGTTGTAGCCGTTTTCTTCGTCATAATCATCGAATGCTGACTTCTCCTGTTCGACTTCATCTGGTCTGTTTGGGTTTAATTCAAGGAACTTCGGTGTGATGATGTCCTGCATCACAAAATGAATCATCTTTGCTGTTGCCAGCTGTTCTGCGACATCTGCCTTCAGCACTTCCCTTTCAGATATGCCGAATATCATTTTCATAATTGCTGCATTGAATTGAAACGCAGATGCAACATCATCGCCGTTGTTCTTTTCCATAAGTTCTGTATATGCTCTGTACTTTTCAACCGATACTGACGCGCATATATATTCTTTTTCATTGCACGTCAGCGTCAGTTCGGGTATTATTTGCCACTTGTAAAATTTTTTTGTAGCTTCTCAACCTTTCCGTTGACTTCATCGCCCAGCGATTCTTCGATCAGTGCAAATTCCATGATGATTGCTGCAACTCCCAGTCCTGTTTCCTTGTCCTTCAACTCGTCAACAGTGAACTGGTTGCCGTAAACCATGCAAATGCAGTCCAGCATCTTTCGGAACTGTTCTGCGGTGTAAAGTCCGCTTTTCTTTTCAGTTCCCATGATGTCGTCCCTAACCTCCAAATATTCCATATAGGTGTCAACGTCCATCTTTGGCATTTCATATTCTTTGCCGTTTATAATTAACTTTCTTTTCATTGTGTTTGCCCTCCTATTGTTCTTTTACGCCGCTTCTGTTGGCTCTTGTACCTTTCCGAACCAGTTTTTGATTGCTGCTGCTGCGTCCGTGTGTTCTGTCAGAAGGTTGCTTTCGTCAACCTGTGTTTCAAAGTTTCCATCACATGCGCGTTCGTAGAAACTGCCCTTCAGCGTTGCTGTCTGTGTTGTGACCTTGTCTTCCTGTGTCTGATAGTTGTCGTCATATCCCTGACCGAATGTTCCGACATAAAGCCATACAAATTCATACTTGCCATTCAGCTTCTTTGCTCTATATCCGACAGCGACTTCAGGTGCTTTGTCGTCCTTGTTTTTCACAAGCCAGCCATTCTTGTATAAATGACCGAACAACATTGCTTTGTCCTGCGGTGCAAGCGAATTGACTTCAAACTCCACGTCTGTTCCTTCGTAGGTTTCAACTGTGTCCTCCACTCCATCATCGCTGTAAATCTTTTCAACGCTGAATTTATCAGACACTTTTCCTGAAATAGCACGCGCAAGTTTGACTGGTGTGCCTGCTGCGTATGCTGTCGCATCGTTCTGTGTTACTGGTGCGACATAAATGTCACGAAACGACTTTGTTCTTGATCTGATGATCTGCTTTCCTGCTTCACTCATTCTTCTTCGTCCTCCTGTTCTGCTTCTTCTGCCGCCATGAATCTTGCGGCATTCATAAATATTTTTGTATCTGTTTCAAGATTGTCATTTGCGCCCATGAATGCGAATCCTGCCTTTTTCATAAGTCGCCTGATTCTCTTTTTTAACCTGATTTGATCTGTACTTGACCAGATGCACACTTGCACTGCTGCAATCTCGACTTCTTCGTCATCGTCCGAATGTTCGCCGCCGTAGTCCCCCAGATTCCACACAGTCACATGCAGTCCCTTGATGTCTGCGTCATACCAGCCCTGCTGTACTGTGATTCCTTCTGCTTCCAGCACTTCAAGCGCATCCAGTGTCTTCTTCACAATGTCCATGTGTCATCCTCCCAGCTTTTCATTCAATAACTTCTGATATTCCTGATCTGCTATCGTGTCCCACTGTCCGCGGCATTCTTCCATTGTGTTGTAAAGGAAGTCTTGTGGGGGCTGTTTCGTTGTCCCCCATTCCACAAACTTCATGTAAAACCAGTTTTCTGCATCGCCCAGAAGTGTCCAGCCGACTTCGCCGCCCTTTGTTGTCACTTTCGTGGGGATATTATCCGCAGCATGTCCAGAAGGTCTGTACCCCTTCTTTCCTGACTTTGAATTGTCTGCCGACCTTGCCATAACTGTCTTCATTCGTGGTTCGGTATAATCAACAGAACGCTGGAATATCTGCTTGTTTGTTTTTCTGATTTCCGAATCGCTTGCAAGTGTTTCCAGTTTGTTTTGAAGTTCTTTCAGCCCTTCAAATTCAAAAGTCACTTTCATGCTGTTTCCTTCCCTGTGTCAGAATCTGACACATTTATGTGACGCGGTTCGCCTTCAGCTGTACATATTGCTTGTCGTTCTGTCTGAAGTCCCTTGCAAAAATGTTGTACTTTTCGCCTTCGTACTCCACGAAGTAGTCCTTCAAGTGTGCTGCAATCTCTTTGACCTTCTTGCAATACCTGACATTATCGAACACGATCGCGTCTTCCAGCCTGATTTCTATTGCCCTGTACAGTTCTTTTCCGTAAAGGCTGCCGATCTCGCACCAGCATTCGTGATACAAGATCGGTTCTGTTTCCACTCGCCTTCCATCAACTTTTCCGTACTGGTATTTGTATATTTTGATTCTTGCGCTTGACATATCACTTCAACCTTTCTTTCAACATCATCGACTGCACCGCGAATCTGACTTTGTCGTCTGTTGGTGCTGTTCTGTCCCTGTTGTCGTAGGCTTCTTTGACATACATGCAGATCAATAACTTCTGGCGGTTCGTGAGTGCTTCAGGATTGAAGTCTTTGATCAGGTCTGTCATTTCTTCCAGCACTGCTGCATAAATCAGTTTGATCACTTCATCGTCATCGTCATAGTCGATACGACAATATGCTTTCAGTTCTTCCAGTTCCATGTCTTTTCCTCCTCTCCTGAAGCCTGCTGCCATTAACCAGCAACAGGAACTGTGATTTCTCCCTTGATGACTGCTTCTTCATCAAATGCCTGCACATCGAATCTGTCACGCACCTTGATTCCTGTCTGGTCTTTCGCCCATAAGTCGCCAGCTTCGGTTGAAAGTTCGATGCTGATCTTCTCTCGGTCAAATAAAGTGATTGCTTCCTTCAAATCGCCCATGTAGATCGGGTATTTGTACGCTGACACGTTGCTTCCGTCTGACTTAACTTCCACATTCTTCAACACTTTGTTGCTGACTTTCTTGATCGGATATACACCGAAAAGAAGCATCTTTGACTTGTCTGTCACATCATGCTGCAAAATGTAGTCGCCACGCTCGTCCTTGATCTTGTCAAGGTAGTTGAAGCCTGACTGGTTTGTCAGAACGATTGAAGAAGATGCAATCGCTGGATCAAGTGTCACATTGAAGACATCCTTCAAGTCGTCATATCCGCTGATTGCCACTTCTTTTCCTGTTGTGATTTCTGCAAGTTTCTTCAAAATTGCAGCGTTTCTTGTGGCTCTTGACTTCTTCGCGATCCACTTATTCAGGAAGCCCAGAATATTTTCTGCTGTGTCCTGCAAAAGTTCCCTTGTAACTTTTAAGATGCCGCCCTTTTTCTTGATCTTGTACTTGATCTGTTTTAACTTCGGCGTTTCTTCCTCTCCGAACTCTTCGCCTTCGTCAACATCGTCCCATGGTGTCGAATCTGCATCGACTTCAAACACTCTGCTTCCTGACAATGTGCTGACAGGCTCAACATTGACATACTGTTCAAGGTCATCGTCTGTTCTTCTCAACTCATGGATGTCTGTCTGAATATCCTGCGGTACAGTGAAGCCGCCGTCTTCGTCTGACTTCTCTGACATTGCGTCCATGATCTTCTGATCCTTTTCATTCAGTTTTGTCTTGCGCATTCCGCAGACAATACGATTGACAAACGCGCGCGCGATGTCTTTCTTGGAAGGTGCTTTGTCCTTACCTTCAGCCTTTGTTGCTTCGTCCTTGTCAATCTGGTCTTTGATGTCCTCGTCCTCGTCATCCTCTAAGTCCATAAGGATGTTGAAACGATCCTGCATGTCCACAAGTTCTGCTTTCGCTTCCTTTGCTTCCTTTGTCTTTCCCTCATTCACAAGGGATTTGATCTCGTTCTTCTTGTCATTGATTTTCTTCAGTAACGCTCTTGCTTCTTTGCTCATTGTTTTTCCTCCGTTTTCTTAAATTCCATACATGTACAGATCGCCCAGAATTTCTTCTGTTTCGTCTGCCTGCTGCTGTCTTGCTTCGATGTCTTCAGCTGTTTCAGTCTTCATTCCTGCTGGCGCATGTTTGAATCTGTCTATCATGTAGCCGACACATGCTGCGACTGCTTCCGCTGATTCATCCACTTTGATGTTGAAATAGTCTGAAGCGCGACACTCTGATGCTTCGCTTTCTGACATCCATGTTTCTGCATTGATCAGTTCTTCAAGCTGGTCTGCTGTCACGCCTTCCTTTGCTTTTGTCATGTAGATGTCTGTGATCATCTGCTGACAGCTGTCAAGCTGGCTTATAACCGCCGCGAAGTCGTCTGCATTGCCCCACGCCATTGTCAGCGGCTTGTGAATCATGATCTGTGCGCCTGTTGACACAACAATGTCATCGCACGCCATAAGGATCACGGATGCGATTGACGCTGCAATTCCGTCCACAATGCCTGTGATATGTCCTTTGTGGCGTTTCAAAATGTTGTATATGCCAATTCCTGCGAATACATCGCCGCCACAGCTGTTGAAGTACACTGTCAGTTCTGCATTGTTGTCAATGCCGTTCAGAAAGTCTGTGATGTCCTGTGGACAGGTGTCTTCTGATGTCCACTTGTCCCACGCCGAAGATACAATGTCGCCGTAGATGTACAGTTCAACGCCGCCTGCTGCCGCGTCTTTTATCTGCATGAAGCCGACATTTTCAATCGTTCTTTTCGCTCGATTTCTTCTTGTGAAGTTCATTTTCTTCGCCATCGTCTTCCCCTCCTTCCTGATCGGTGTCAGGTTCATTCGTTTCGGCTGTTTCCTGCTCCTGTTCATCCTGATCCGTATTTTCGCCGCCTTCTGTGTTTGGCTCATTTATAGGATTGTCAGGATCGCTGTCTTCTTCAGTGTCCTGTTCTTCAGCTTTGTCATACGCCGCCCCGACTTTCGTCAGTGGCACATAAGTTCCATTGACAATCAGTACATCGCCGCCTTCCATGTCCATCAAATCAAGTTTTCTTCTGGCTTCGTTTACTGTTTCAATGCCGTTGTTGATTCCTTCCTTCAGAATCTCCATTTGTGTCTTGCTGTCGGTACGAAGCAGCACTTTTTCATTCATTTTGAAGTACAGCCCTTCTTCCACTTCGTCATCCGATAATAGCTTGTAGTTCACTTCTTCTTCGTACTGCTTCAGCACAAAAAGCATCGTGTCCACATAGAATGACAGCTGCTGCATTTCTGAATTGCTGTATGATGATTTTTCATAATCATTGATCTGGTTTGGTTTAATTCCGAACGCTGCTGCGATCTGAAGTGCTGAATACTTTTTCAACTCAACAAACTGTGAATCTGTCAGCTTAATGTCCAGCGGTGTCAGCTTCATCCCCAGCGGCACAGGAAGAATCTTGCCTGTGTTCTGGCTTCCTGCTCCGAAGCGTTCAAAAGTCTGTCGCAGCTTTGTGGCTGCATCTTCATTCAGTTCGCCTGTGTATTCCAGCACCGCTTTTGCTGTCAATCCGTTTTTATATAGGTTGTTCAGGAAGCGTTGTGATTCAATCACGCCTTCGACTGTCTGCTTCAGGATGTATTGCACTGGAAGCCCGACTATTCCGTTCAGGCAATGCGAAGTCTTGAAGTGCAAGACATCTTCTGTCCTGAATATGTATTGTTCGCCCGAATATTCATCGCTGTACATATACCAGATTTTTCCCTTGCCTGCGAAAATGCCTTTGTCGTCAATAATGATCTGCACCCTGTCTGACGGCATGATCCACATGTCCAGTGCTTTGTATTCGCCGCCGTATTTCTTACGCTTGAACTTCCTGCGTACATAGACATATGCGTTCCCATAATGGTTTCTGTTCATTTCCACGGCGTTCCAGAAGGTTGTCGGTGTCATAAAAGGGTTCGGACGTTGCTTCATAAGCCTTGCAATGTCGTTGTCTATCGGCTCACTGATGCCCTTGTTTGTCTTCTGGTAAAGTTTCCACGGCATTTTTGCGACTGTTTCTGACATCATTTTCAAACAAGTGAAGTATGTCACGTCTGATGTCGGCTTCTTGCTTTCACTGTCGCGCTTAATTCCAACCCATTCCAGAAAAGATTCATCATTCAGCGTTGCTGTATCTGTTTCAATATTCATTCCGAATGCTTTCATAATTCCTTTGTCCAGTATTTTCCACATATTCAACCTTGCGCACCTCCCTTCTGTCGCAATTTCTCTGTGCCTGCAAACCAAATATCAAGGTATCTGTTGACATCTGGCTTGATTTCGCCCTTCATTGCCATCATCCATGCGTCAATAATTGCATCCACGATGTCAATTCGTTCTGTCGTGTATTCCTTGTCAATCTTGATTTCTCCGAAGCTGTTCGATGTCGTCTTCGCGTTTGCAATAGACCACTTCATTGCTTCGTTTCCGTCATGTTCGACATGTCCTGCTTCCAGTTCCAGTCGGAAGTCCACTGTCGGATCGTTCAATTCTCGCGCTGACTGTTTGACAGCAATGCTGTCAAATCCAAGTGCTTCCAAATCTGTCAGGAATGCGGAAGCATTGTGAGGATCGTAACAAATCCACTGCACATCCAATTCATACAGCTTCACAATCTTCTTCAGGTACGCAATAATGTACTTGTAGTCAGTTTTCACACCGCCCATTGTTTCAGTCACTTCGACCAGTCCTTGTCTGATCCATAGATCATAAGGTACGCGGTCAGTCTTGATGTGTTCTTCAACCCTTCGCTTCGGGATGAAGCTGTGTGCGTGTACGAAGTAGCATTTGTCTTCGCCTTGCATGAATGGGATCACGATTGCGATTGATGTCAAGTCGCCGCCTGATGACAAGTCAAGTCCGACATAAGCCTTCTGACCTCTGAAGTCAGCCAGTGTCTTCTTGACTGCTGCCCTTGTCCAGACATCCATGTCCTTGATATAGACATCATTCGTCCACTGAATCCACATGTTAAGCTGCTTGACGATGAAGTCGCGCAGTGTTGATCCTCCCATTTCCTTCGCCGTTGCAGCAATCGGGATCATGTTCTGCAATGCGTCCCTGTCATATTCCAGAATCGGGTTTGCCTTGATCCAGTTTTCAGGTGTCCACATATCGTCAGATTCATTCATCTGCGCGATGTAAATGAACTGTGAATCATTGCTTGCAACACCCTTCAGGACTTTCACACAGTATTCATACAGCGCAAAACACGGCGATTTCAGGTCAAATCCTGCTGTCGTGATCACGCTGATCAGTGCCGACTTCATTTTCTTGATGCCGCCTTCAAGCAGCTTGTACATCTGATCATCTTTGTGCGCGTGATATTCGTCCACTATTCCCAGATATGGTCTGAATCCATCAATCGACTTCGTGTCGCCTGACAGTGCCTTGATCTTGCTGTGTGTGATCTTGCAGTCGATTGTTGAATTGTGTTCGTGAATCTTGAAGCACTCTGACAAATCGCTGTCGGAATTTATGAACTTCACAATTTCGTTGAAGACAATCATTGCCTGATCTTTCTTTGTGGCTGTACAGTAAACCTGACCATATTTGTACTTGTCAAAATTGCCGTAATAAGCCGCCAAAATACCATTCAGGAATGACTTGCCGTTCTGTCGTCCCAGCTGTATATAACTGGTTCTGAATCGTCTGTGATGTCCGTCTTTAGTTCTCCATCCGTTCAGGCTTCCCAGAATGAAGCACTGGAATGGATATGCCGTCACTGGCTGTTCTTCTTCGCCTTCCGCAATAGTCAGTGTTTCAGCGAAGTCAATGATCCTTTCTGCTTCTTCAACATCAAAGTAATAGCGATATGGCGCAGCTTCAGCCGCTTTCATGTCGTCTATATGTCTTTGACATGCTGCTTTGACCAGATCGCCAGCAACAATCTTGTCCGCAAGGACATCCAGCGCGTATTGTGTAGTTCTATCTGTTGTCATGTGTTCGCCTTATGCGAATTTCGCGAACTTGTTTTCTTTCGGTGTTTCCTTGTCTGCTTTTGGCACTACAAGGCGACAGCGGCTTGACACTGTCAGTCCGAAGTCCGCAGCCCCCTGACGACACTGCTTGAAGTATCTGTCTTGAAGTAGCGCAAGTCTTTCCACTTCTCCGTTCACGACTTCTTTTCTGATCTTCACTGGCTGTCCGTATTCGTCCAGCTGCTTTGTTGCGATCTCAATTTCCACCATGATCGATTGTCTGTTCAGTTCTTGCGTGACTGCGATGTATTTTTCTTGTGCGATGACCAGTCTTGCAAGTGCATCAACATCAAGGTTCGATATGAGGTCAATCGCACGAAGTTCCTTCACGATTTTCTTGAAGGTTCTTTTCTGTGTCGGCGATAAGTATTGCGGTGCTGTCACTTTGTCCGCAGCCGCTTTCACTTCTGTTCGCTGACGTTCTTCAATTTCTGCTTTTGTCAGGTGTTTTTTGCCTTTTGCTTGTACCAGCGCGATCGGCTGTCGTTGTCCTGCCATTCTTCTGCGACCTCCCTTCTTTGCTGGTTTCCTTGCGGTGTGTCAGAATCTGACACGCACCCTTTTTCGGATGCCCTGATCTGGATTTTCCGTGGGGAGTTTTCTCCACGGAAAAGGGGAAGCGCGACTAAATAAACTTAACCCGATACTTTTTCATACTCCCCCTGTCGCCTTCCAGTGGCGTTCTATCAGGTCATACAACATCTTTTGTGTCGCTTTTTTTGTCTGTTCATCCTTGCTGTACAAGGCTTCAATGATTCCATGGCTGTGATTGCTCAATGGGATCAGATTGGTTGCATCAAGTCGTCTGTTCCAGTCGTCTTCAATAGGTGTGATATGATGCACCATGTCAGCTGTCTGTATTACATGCAGCACATAGAAGGCATATATATCAACGCCATCAAACCGCCTGATTGTTTCGGCTCTTGTCTTCCTCCACTCACTTGATACATAGAAGGCTGCTGTCTTCTTGTTTCTTCGGTGTTTGTTGTATTCCATGTGTCTTGACTGCTGCCCTGCTGCCTTCGCTGCACAGGCTTCACATTCATCTATATTCTGCGGTATTAAAGCCCCACATCTGCACTTGTGAAATAACAAACCCTTGCACCACCTTCCTACTGCTGCATATGCTTCATATAGCCGTCTGTATAGGCTCTATATGCAGCCGCTTATATATGTCCCTTATATACGCCCTATATATGCGCCCCTGTCAGGTATGCCCCTATATAAAGCCTTGTTTTTATGCTTCCTGTGGATGCCCTTATATAAGCACCCACATTCCGCAAATAAGAGGGCAGAAATGCAATAAAAAAGACCGATTCAACACTTCTGTGCTGTTTCGGTCTTTCTGTACAACATTTCACGATACTATTTTACTTTAGGATGTCCCCTATAAAAACCCTCACTTTTCCCACGCTTTTCCCATGCTTTCGTTGTCGTTTCCCTCGAAAAAAGCCTTTTTCAGATCGCCTTTTTTAAATTCCGTTAATTCCGAATAATTTGACAGACATTTTCTTCAAAATCGCCTTGCACCAGTTTGAAGGGCTGTTTTTTCCACAATCAAGCTGATCCGCAATTTCTTCAAAGGTCAGTCCGTCAATATAGTGCATTCTGAACGCTTCATACTTGTACAATGTGCCTTCTTTCCTGCTTTCGGTTTCCAGTTCGGTCAATGCCCTGTCAATGTTAATAATCATCATCGCTGTGACCATTTTCGCTTCCTTGACAGATTTCAGCTTCGCATTTTCGCCCTTCAGGACGCTGTATGCCGCTTCTGTGACTTCTTCTTCCTCCGTAATTGCATTATTGATGTATTTTTTCAAATCTATGTATGATTCCATCAATCTTCGTGTGTTATACAGTGTTTTTTTCTTCTCTGCTCTCTTTTCTTCAATTTTGACTTCAGCAAACGCCTTCCGCACCGCGATCCTGATTGCTTCCGTCATGTCCTGCTGCGTTTCATCGCTATTTTGCACATTGCACACCTTCTTTCTACTTTTTAGGCTTTCGCCTTTCATTCCTTCTGGCTTTTTCAATCGCCTTCGCCCTGATCATCGGCATTCCTTTCATTTTGCGTCTGTTATTGCTGATCAGCTCTTTTCGCAACTGCAATCCTGTCCATTTTGTCTTCCTGAATGCTTCTGTGATTGCTTTCCCTACCTGTTCAAACGCTGGCTTCAACTTTTCAAACGCTTCCGTGATACTCTTTACCATTTTTCTTCCTGTTTCCTGCGCCCACTTTGCTGTCGATTCAAGCAGCACTTCGACTTCTTCTTCAGGAAGTCCGCTGTATTCCGATACAGCTTTGATCGTTTCTTCTTTTGTCCATTCAGGATCAATCTTCAGTCCTCTTGTGACTGCTGCCAGTTTCATCACATCTGCACTGATGTTTCTTTCTGCTTTCGGCTGTTCTGTCGTTTCTTCTGGTTCGGGTTCTTCCACGACTGCTACCCTGACAGCTTCCTGTCTGTCTTCCGCAATCAATTCCTGTGTGCGTTCTGCAATTTTCTCTGACAGATCGTCTTTTTCTTCCTCCTGTGGCTTCGCACGCTGTCCCACAAGCCTGTTTTTTATCTTTGTTGCATATTCCTTCAGCTTCATGTCTTTCACTCCTTCCTGCGCCTTTATGTAAAAGGCAAATCGTCAACGCCGTCTGGTATGTTCATAAAACCATCGCCGCTGTCTGGTGCTGGCTGTGGTCTTGACTGGTTGTCGCCTGCTGCCGCTTTACTTTCCGCAAACTCGACCGATTCCACAACAACTTCCGTTGTGTAAATCTTGCGACCTTCTTTGTTTGTATAGCTGCCAGTCTGAATGCGTCCTTCAATCACAAACTTTGTTCCCTGCTGTCCGTACTTCTCCATGAACTGTCCTGTCTTTCCGAATGCCACACAGGAAATGAAGTCAGCTGACTGTCCTTCCTGATCTCTCTGGACTCTCCTGTCAACCGCAAGTGTGAAGCGCGATATTGCCATAGGCTCTGCGCCTTCTGTATATCGTGTCTGTACATCCCTTGTCAGTCTTCCCATCAATATGACCTTATTCATTCTTCTTTGCTCCTTTTTGCTCTTTGATTCCTTTGACTGCTGCCTTGATTATCTCTGCAACAATCAGGATGATCAGTGCTATCAGGACTGCAATGAATCCCAACTGCAATATAATCACGATAATTCCACCCAGATTGCTGATCGCCTGTTCAATCCATATACTTCGCATGTTTTTTCTATCTCCTTCGATTCATAATGTCTTCATAAAGTTTCTTGTATGTGTTGCGCTCCGTTTCAAGCCGTATGATGCAATCGTGTTCACTTTCAACCACTGTATCGCCGCTGTGTGATGCCCCCCCCCGATTGATTTTCGACATATTCCTTCGTGTCTGCTCCTGCATCCAGTTTCAATGCGATTTGAAGCGCAATGTCGATCTGCTGCATTTCTCTGTCTGTCACACTTCCGATCCTGTTATTCAATCTTTCAACACTGACTGTTGTCGGCTGTTCGCACAGTGCTTCAGATACCCTTCCAGTCGTTCTGATCGTCACATGCGTTGACATGTCCTTCTTCGGCTGTGATGTTAGGAACACAACGACCACATCACCGCTGTGTTTGTTCAGGAAGTCAGCTGATACAATGACCGCTGGTCTGTCCTTCCTGATCTCGTTTCCTCTCTGCCCTCTGTTGTTATTGATATAATACACATCGCCGCGTCTGACATCGAACTGCTGCTGTTGTCTTGTGAAATGTTCGTACATGCTTTTTATTCCTCCGTATATTCTCCATATTTTTCCTTCAGCATCTTTGCGCGTGCCTGAATGTCGTCTGCAAGTTCTCTTTCCTTGTCTTTGTAAGTCTGCGCTCTTGCCGGCTTTCTTGCCCTGATTGCGTTCTGGATTGCTGTCTGGTACTGTCTGCGCTTCTGGACTGCTATGCGCTGTACTCTGTCCATAATCGTGATCGTGTAATGTGCGCCGCAGATCGGGCATTCATAATACTGTTCGATCACATCATCCCCATGTTCATCCTGCGTGATCACTTTTTTCTGAATCTCTATCATGTCAGGTGTGAATGCTGCGTTGCATTTGTTACAGATTATTTCATTCATACTGCTTCCCCTTCCTGCAATTAGCTGAATCGCTGAATCTTAATCATTTTCGCTGCAAATCTTCCCAGAAGTTCTTCTTCCTTGCTTTCCTTTTCCTCTTTTGTCATTTCCTTGCGGTTTTCTGCGAAGTCTGCCATTTCATCCAGAACGTCTGCTGCTTCTCTGAATGTTTTCGCCATTTCTCTCACTTCTTTGCTGTCCTGCATCTGCTTTTCCTCCTATGCTCCAAACTCCATTACTGGATTGTCAATATAATCTGCTGCGACTGCTGCCGCCTGTTTGCTGTCTGCGATCAGGTCAGGACATGTCCTGCAATCCTGACCATTTTCTTCGCACTGCTCCTGTTCGTGTTCTGATACATCTTCAAACTGTTTGTCATACCATCTGCAAAATGCCATTGTCCTTCCTCCTGTCCCTCGCTGCCGATCTAAACATCATTAGCAGCATTTCTTGAACTGATCTGTCCCTGTTTTTTCTTCTTGCCTTCCTGATACACTTCAAGTCGTAGCATGTCCCTTTGTGGTTCAATCCGTCAGGAACATACACGCCGACATTGCATGGAACTTCATTGCTCACTGCTGCATATACTTCTTCAGGCATTACATAATAATTAAAATCGCCCAGAAAGTTGTGTCCGTTTTTTGAATGGAAGTCTTCAACCGATGACTTCACTTCGTAGCAATAAAAGTCGCCTTTTTCAATTCCTGAAGGTGTGTTGTTCTTTGGCTTAAAAAGCATATAGTCAACGCGTTTCCCTTTTGATGTTGAATAATCAAAGGTCACTTCACGCGCCCAGTATATTCTTGTATCGTTATACGGATTTATGTGTTTTTCTACTGACAATGACAGCATCTTTGTCGTTTCTGGTCTGTTGCTCATTATTCTTCGCCTGCCTTTACTTCTCCCAGTCCTAAAATGCAATAGCCGTCTTCAAGTGCTGATGATGTGATGCTTGTGTCAACGCAGATAATTGTCTTCTTGCACTGCTGCCCTGTCGCCTTGCCTTCCTTGAATGCAATCAGCGTCACTTCCTGTCCTTTTCTGAAGCTGTCGTCTTTCGTGATGATGTACGGCTTGCCTGCTTCAATTTCTTCAAATGCGCTTTGTGACATTCTGATGCACTTGTCCTTGTTGCCGTCTGAAGGAAGCTGCTGCATCTTTTCTTCGTCTGCCTTCTCGCGAAGTTTCTTTGCTGTTTCTCTGTCAATTGCGTCCTGTTCTTCACTGTATCTTTCTTCTTCGGTCTTTTCGGCTTCTGCCTTGTTGATGTACTGATCACAGCTTTGACATGTTCCTGTCTTCACATTGCAGTCTGAATATCTTTTGCAGCTATAACACAGCGATGTGATGCTTTCAGGGTGTGCATCTTCCCATTCGTCTTCGTCCTCTGTGTCCTCTGCATCGTCTTCAGGTTCTTCGATCTCTTCTTCTGTTTCTGTGTACTGGTCAATGTCCATTTGACCTTCAATCTGTCCTGCTGCCGCCTTTTCCTCCTGCTGCTGCTTGATCTCTTTCACTTCCTTGTATGTCAAGCCGTTTTCCTGATAGCGTTCCAGCATTTCTTCTTGTGTTTCTTCGTTCATTCCGCTGATCATATAGGCAGCAGAAAAAGTCAGGCGACCTTCTTTCAGTTCTTCGGCAAATTCAGGGATCAGATGCTTGTTGATGCTCTCGATCTGTGCAATCTTTGTCGCTGGCATTTGAAGCATCTTTGCAATGACATCACGAAGGCGACCGCTGTCAAGTTTATATCCCTTGATCTCCCTTCCTTCCTGTTTCATTCTCTGCAAGATGTCCTTCAACTGCTTTTCTTCTTCCAAAATGTCTGTGACTGTCTTGTTTCGATAGTCATTTGCAATAATCAAGCGCAGCATTTCTTCATCTGCTGACGCTGGTGTCTGAATCTGACACGTTACCATTTCAAAATCTGTATAGCCCTGTTCGACAAGTAACTTCAGGGCGCGCCATCTTCTTTCGCCTGCCGTTATTCTGTATTCGCCCTGATCACAAGGATCGTGAACAACTTCAAGATTTTCAATCAGCCCGACAAGCAAGATCTTCTGTGCAAGCGGTTCAATGTCTGTGACTGAATAAAAGTTCTTGTCGTTGCTGTATAGCTTTTTTATACTAATGTCCTTCGTCCTGAATCTTGCCTTTGGTGTTTCATCGCCGACTGCTGCCTTCTGTGCGTTTTTGTTAAGCTGCTCCATTACGTTCCACGCCATCTTCAATCCTCCTTTTCTCTGAAGCATATTTCTATTGCATCCAGTTCATTGTCTGTCGTGTTCTTCAGGTCAATGTGTGAATCATCTTCCTTGTACTCCTTTTTGTTTATTGATGCCCTGATCTGTTTCTTTAGCTTGTCTGTATCAATCACGATCTTCAATGTCTTTCTGGCTTCGCTTATCGCTTTGTCAATCTGTCTATCTGACATGTTCGGTGTGCTGTCAATCTCTTCGATGCGCTTCTGGAAGTCTGTGTCGTCCAGTTCATAAAATTGTGACATCCTGTCCCTGAATGCTTGCAGCTGGTTTTCTGCATACTCCTTCATGTCTGCTTCTGCCTTCAGCTTTTCAAAGTCTTCAATGCTGATTGTGACTTGCCCTTTTAATTCCATCGCATTCCATCCTCCCTTCTTCTCTTTACATTCAGTTTCAATGTCACTTTCGGAACTCCGATGCCAGCTTTGCGAAGGTATTCTGACAGCCTTGCAAGGTCTGTGACATAATTTTTTTCGTATACACTGCCATGTATTTCGTCAACGTAGTATTGTTCTTCATTGCCGTAGATCGTTATGTCATTGTGCGCAGTCAGAAGTGTCTTGATTTGATATGCAAGTGTCTTCCCTGTCCTTCTTCCTTCATGCGGATATGTGATGCCTTGTGACAGGATATATTCTGACTGCCATGTTTCAAGTTTTATTCCCAGCGCATGTTCTATTCTGTCAAGTGTCTTTTCGTTGCAGCCGTACATGTCCGAATGCAACCTTGCAACCGCATTTCGTGTCATTGCATCTGCGCCATATTCATCGCCGTCCGCTAACGTAAAGGAATACGCCCTGTTTGTTTTTGTGTTTTTGATGTACACAAGATTTCTTTCCAGTGTTCCTTCCGTCTGCCTGATTTCGACTTTCAGATTTTCTTCGTTTTTTGTGATTCCTGTGATTATCTCATACACTCCCATGTTCACACCTCTTTCATCAATTCGTATGTTGCTGCACGATAGTCCTGCGTCACGATGCAGTTCTTTGAAAACTTCGGAAGCGGCACTTGTGCGACTGTTGACTTCTCTGCGATTATTGACCGCCTGATCGCTGTCGCGAAGCAATCGTGTCCTGACTGTGTTTTCAGCCATTCTTCGACCTGAAGTGTCGTCTGGTTCTTCTGTCGCATCGTCATCAATACTTTCATGCGAATGTCAGGGTTTATTCTTCTGAACGATGTCAGCTGACTGTCCATGTTCGCAGCTGCTTCAATCTCGAAGCCGCCAATCTTGACAGGCACAATCACAAGGTCTGCTGCAATCATCACGTTTGTGACTGTCATGTCCATGATCAGACCACAATCAACAATGCAATAATCATATATAGTTCTGACTTCATTCATCGCTGCTGCAAATCGAAGAATCTGATCTTCTCCTTCTTCCTGAAGCAACGTCATGTTTGTTCGCATCAAATATCCGTTCGCTGGTATGATGTCAATGTTTCCATATGGTGTTGTTTGGATCAGGTCTGTTGTCGAATATGCGCCGCCTGCTGCCTGATGATTTTCAAGCAATTCTGACATTCCCTGTCCTTCAGGATCAAATCTGTCGTAAAGAAGTGATATGTTTCCCTGCTGATCCGCGTCACAGATCAGCACTTTCTTTCCTTTTTCTTCGCCCATTATGTAGGCGATAGCTGCTGCGGTCATTGTCTTTCCGATGCCGCCTTTTTGATTCATTACTGCTATTATTTTCATTGATGTGCTTTCCTCCTGTTTATTATTTTCATGTGTCTTCTTAACCTTCTCGCGTGTTCGTCCGTCACAATGTATTTGTCACAATCTTGAAGTCGCCTGTCTGTTCCTTTTCCGTCATAATGCTTGCAATAGTCACATGTGAAGCAAGGTTCTTTCATTTCTCCTGTGCATGTGTCTGGCGTTTCCACATTGTTTGCGCAGTGGCTACACACGCAGCCGCCGCAAGGAAAAGCATATTGTTTTCTGACTTCTTCTTTTCGCTTCGGCTCTTTTGGTATGATCCCAAGTTCCTGCAATGTGATTTGATGTGCTTTTCTATCGTCTTGCATTTCTTTCCTTCTTGCTGTTCTCCCAGCTGATCACTGCTTCCCTTGCCCTGTCGTATAGGTCTGTGTCGTTTGCTTCTTCAATCTTGATGATCTGTTGTCTGTCTGTTCCTTCGCCTTTATATATCTTTATCCATCCATCGTCATATATTGAAGTGTGGCTTGACATCCGCAGTCCGTACTTCCTTGCGATCGGTCTGTATATGTCATAAAACTGTCTGACCGCTGCCGCATATCCGTTCATGTCCTACACCTTCAGCGGTTTCACTTCGCCGTCTTTCCATACGCTGTTGTTCTGCTCTTTCATGCGTTCTGCTGTTTCCGTGACTGCGGTGTCTGAATCTGACACATGAATGTGTGTCTGTAAGCACTTCAAATTCAAGTATTTTTCAAGAACTTCAACCGCGTCCCTTGCCGTGTAGCATGTCGCGACATAGTGTCCTGCTGCTGCCATATCGGTCAAGAACTCTTTCTGTGACGGCTGGTGTCTGCCCTTGTCATACTTCATTTCGATGTATAAGCCGCAATATATTCCTTTCGGGTACGGAAGGCATAAGTCGGACACGCCTGACTTCACGCCCATCTGCTTCAGCTTTATTGCTTCGGCTCTGTTCCTGCTGCCGCCGTTCGGGATATGATGCAGCCATTTCAGTTCAGGATATTTCTGCATCTGCCAAGAAGCCCAGCTGATGACATTGATCTGTTCGGTATCTTCCGAACGCAACGCATACTTCATGTTCATCGCATTTCCTCCATGATTTTCATATCGTGCATAATGTCGCCAGTGAAGCCCAGCCGCTTCATTTTCCTGAATGCCGTCAGGTCTTCAATGCCTGACATTTTCACAATCCAGCCTGCAAGAAGCTGTCTTGACTTTTTATACATGTCCCTGACTTCTTCCCTGTGTGCCGCCAGCACGTCCGCTGTTCGTGTGATTATGATTTTTCTTTCAATGCTGTCCTGTGCGATTCCTTTTCGGTGTAGTTCTTCTTCGATCACTTTCACTGCGTAGATTTCCGCTTTCGTGACTGCCTGTCCCAGACACAATCTTTTTTCGTTGTCCACTTTTATTCCTCCTTCGTTTCCTGTCTTTCTTTCTCTGCCTTCAGCTGCGCTGCTCTTTCCATGATCGCTGTGTTGTAGCTGTATTTATACACGCCATGATTCCACAAGTTTTCCTTTGCTCCCTTTGTTCCGTAGTTGTAGACCGCAAGAACGTAATATGGGCGCACATCTTCTGGAACTTCCTGCAAACTGTCCTGAATCTCCTTCAGGTAATCAATGCCGACTGTCACATTCTGATATGGATTTGTCAGATCAGTACAGTTCAGGCGTTGCATTCTTTCTTTGTGCCATTTCTGTGCTATCTGCATATATCCCCATGATGTGCCGCCATCGCCTGAAGCGTTCCAGTTGCATTCGCTTTCCCTTTCGATCAGTGCGAACACCATTTCGTAATCAACGCCATAATTCTGACAAACAATGTATGTGTATATTTGCGCCATTACTGGAAACTTGCCGCCTGCTGCCTTGCATTCGTCTGATATTTCGTGATAGCAGAATCCTTCCATGTCTTCGCCGCTCCAATCCTGTGACATTGTATTGAATGGATATTCTTCATCTGCATTCAAGTCACTTTCTGTCTGTTCTTCTGCTTCGCTTTCCTGTTCTGTTGGTGTCTTTCCCTTTGTGCTGATCATGCCGCCGATCGCGAATCCCAGCATTACCGCCACATATATTGTGATGAATGTGATCAGGAAAGCTGCTGCCGTCTTTGGCTTGCGCTGAATGAAGTTCTTTGCCGTCCTGATGAAGTTATGTGCCGCATCGCGCAACTGTCTTTTTCTTTGTCTTCTTCTTCGCTGTTTTCTGCTTAATCTTACTTGTCGCTTTGTCAATCTTTTCTCCTTCCTGTGGCTGTTTATACATCCTTGCGTATATATAAAATCTGCCATTCATGTTGTTGTATCTGACTTCATACGATGTCAGCTTGTAGCCGTCTGCTGCATACCATTTCTTCAGCTTGTCTTCAAGATCGCATCGTCCTGTCACAACTTCGTCAATGTCCTTCTGCTTGAACTTGTAGTGGTTTTTATGTACTTCAGGCTTTTTCAATCCTTTGCTGGCTTTCCATGCCTTTTGATACTTCCCGACTGGCTTCGGCTCTTTTCCTTTCTTGTCAGGGTGCTTCTGTTTCGTGATGTAGTTCGCCATTCCTGACAGTCCGTTTTCGTCCTTCTGAAGTCTGCGCACCTGATTCCTGCGCCCCTTCTTCCACTTTTCTTCAACCGCTTCCAGCCCCATGTCGCCGTCACATACAAAATGATGATGCCAGCGTCCTTTGTCCGAACACTCTGTCACATACACATAACGCAGCTTTGCAAGCCCCTTCTTTCTTCGCTCATAGTTCAAGCGTCCTATGTACAGCGTCATGTCGTATTGTGCTTCCTTCATGCTGTTCGGCATGTTGCCGTCTGTATATGTCAGTGTCCCCCAGATGTCATTGTCCGTGAAGTTCGCATTGATCGTCCGTTCACATTCCTTCCTGCTGTTCTTCTCATTCAGATTTCTTTGTGCCTGTCTTTGCTTCTTCAGCTTTGCTTCGTCTGGTATCTGCTCTTTCTGTCCTCTTCTGAACTCTGGATATATTTCAATATCCATCTGCTCTGCTGCCTTTATCTCCTTAGTGGCATATATTGATCTGACCTTGCCTTCATTCAGCATCCTGCACATGTTGTCTTCTTCCAAGTCAGTCAACATCTTCTGGTATGCTGCTTCATAGTCATAATCTACATACACAGCTTTCTTCCTTCTCTTCATGTCCTTCTTTGCTCCTGTTATAGATATTTATATATTTCTTTGATTTGTTACTATCTATTACAAGGACGCGAAGCCTTTTGAAAGTCCCTGATTTATTGACTTTTTTGGAAGTCTGCTGTATAATTTTTTATAGATGTGCAGACCTTAAAAAGTCACAATCTGGATCGCCTTCGGAAGCCGCCAAGCTAGTCCGAAGGCTTTCTTTTTTTGTCCTTCAAGATGCTTTCGCTGCCTTTGTCTTAATCTCTGACAGCTGCACCCTGACACCATCATTCCTGTTCGACAGGATCATTGCTATTGCTTCAAATATTCTTCTTGCATCTGGTGTATTCATGCGTTTTCCTCCTTGTATCTGTTTTCCCAGAATGGACAGTCTTCTGTTTCTCCGAATCTCTCCGCTTCTTCCTCTGTCATTTCATCTTCTTTGTCGCAACCTCCGAACATTGTTGCTGTTGTGCTTCCGTATGGTACAGAATCCCAGCAAGCGTTCTTGCAGTCATAACATGTCTTTGTCGGTCTGCTCATGCGTTTTCCTCCTACATTCCAGCACCCCTGAATATAACTACCATTGAAGGGAATGGGGCTGCCTGTTTGCTGTTTCCGAACTTCAAACGCCCCTTCACAAATCTGATTTCTGATCGGTGCTGAATGAAGTCGTGAAAATATCTTGTGTCTGTTCTCGCTGGTATCAACATAACAACAATCGTGTTGTCTTTTGTCCCTTCTCTGTATGCCTTTTCAACCCAGTCTGTAATCGCTCTACCATACGGAGGATTGCAAAACACGCGATACCCCCCCAGTCCTTTGAAAGACCATTGTCTTCCTTTGTGAAATACTTTTCACACTTGTGATTCTGTTCGTTAGCGCAAGGATCAAGGTTGAAATGAAATTCCTGATCAAGTTCTCTGAAGAAGTCGTCAGGTGTCGCCCACTGATCTGTCTTGCTGCTGTACATGACATCTATGTTCGCCATTGCTTTTTCTCCTTTCTTGTTTTCTTCTTTTTCAATCTATTCAGTGGTAAGATCGGGCAGTTTCCCATGACCTTTGTGTCACATGTTCTTTCGGGTGTTGGGATCACTTCGCCTGTCAGGAAGCACATGCCATCTTCTTGCATTTCTAAATCAGTCAGCCAGAATGGACAGTTCGTGCATGTGTCTGGCATGTGTTCCGCAGCTACCACGAAGCCATGTTCTTCAAATCCTACTATCATCTTCTATCCCTCAATTCTCTGTGTCATGCTCTTGTCTTTCATTGCTGGCATAGCCATCTGCATCCGCATCGCATCTTCGTCAGACATTTCAACATCGTCTTGCGGTCTTATTATCATTTCTTCTTTGGTTGGGAAAATCTTGTGTTTCTGTACGAAGCACTTGAAGAAGAAGTCGTGTTCTTCTTTCCATGTTTCACAGTAAAATTCATATTCAATCCCGATCTGAATTGCCTGCGCTTTTGTACACTGTACGCCCTGAATAGTTTTCTTTCCTTTTCCT